AGTATTTACAGTAGTTCGCTTTGTATCGTCGTCGCCTACTTCTTCGTTATGATCGTCAGCTTTTTTTTTTAGTGCTGTTTTAAGCCTATCGCTTATTTCTTGTTTAGTATCGCCTACAGCTTCTAAGTATTCGCGGTGGCTATTGAACGGCATATAGACTGTTTCGCCGTCTATACTGTGGGCGTGGTAACCTTCGCCGCCTAACTGTTCAGCGCGCGCCTCGGCCTCGCCTATAGTTGTATACGTATCTGTTTGGCCTTGTACTTCGGCTTTTACTACGATATTATGTAACGCTTCTTTTATTAGCTTCTTTTGTTCTTCTACGTCCATAGGCGGTACTGGGTCTGGAAAATCTACGTCGCTGTTGTCAATAGGCAAAAGGTTACTAGGGATATAGTAGTCGTCTAGTGCTGGCGTGTCTTCGTCTACGCCGTAATTCATTACAGCGCGTTTTTCGTTAGGCGTAAGCCACCAGGCCTTACCTAGCTGGTCTACTACTTTGTCGTTTTCTTCTTGTAGTTCTGGTATGCTAGTAAAGTCGAAGTCTACAAAAAGGTTATCGCCAAACTTAGGTACAAGCCAGCGGTTCAATTCGTCGCGTAGTTTGATTAGTTCGGGTATTACAGCGTTTTGGTATAAAGCCTTTTTGGCCTCCTTCATATTGTTATACGTCGTAGCCTCGGTGTTATTGAGTAACTGAACGGGTACGCCATAAAGGTTACAAAGGTCTTTTATACTTGCGTTATATTGCTCAATAAGCGAAACGTCGCTAGCATTTAAACCAAAGTTTACCCAGCTAAGCTTCTTAGGTGTTATGATAACATCGCCAGCGTTACCGCTACCTTGGTACTGTTGTCTAAATTTATCTTTAAGCTGTTGGGCTTGTACTTCGTTTAGGTCGCCTTCATCGGCCATTAATAAGCCCCTAGCTGTTTGGTTCTGTAGATACTTAACCCCAGTAGTTACAGCTTCGTTATTAGCTGTAAGCGTACGAAGTCCAGCGGCTAACGGGCTTTGGCCGTATAGGTGCGAACCTGTCCCGTCGTAGTGTGGGTTAAAATCTTTTATATGTAGTATATCTTCGGCCGCCATACTATAGTTGCCGTTATATTCTATACGGTATTCTTTAACTGGCTGCATTAAACCACCGCTTACTATTTCTACTATCTGGGACGGTAAGGCGTATAGTTCAGTATAGCGCCCTACGTTAGCCCCAGTGTCGGGACCTAGGCCGTATATATATCTATTACCAGTAAGTTTACCAAAGGCTATAAGTTCTGTTAGCCAACTGTTATAAGACTGGGCGGGGTTGGGCCTGTTTAGTAGTTCGTGTAATTCGGTGTGCTGTAATTCTATTAGCGCGTGCTTTTGTAATTTTTTCGCCTGGTAAATACTGTTGTTATCTAGGGTATTACTTGTTATTGCTTTGTAACGCTTTAAGTCGTTCTCGTTCTTCTTCTCGTATACTTGAAACGGTATAGTAGTAGCGGCGCGTGTAATAATATTTATTAGGCTGTATACTGTAGAGTTACGGCCATACCCTTGCTTAACGTAGGTATCGTCGTTGTCTGGGTTCCAAACAATACTCTCGCCTAAGAATTGATATATAGCCCTGTTATATGCGGCGGCTGTTTGTTGGGCGTTTTTAGAAATGATCTTTGTAAAACGATCTAATAATGAAGCCATACGTAAAATTTGTACAAATTTAGTGAAATTAAATTACGAAAAAGTCGTTTCGGTTCTTATACATACTGTAAGTTGCATAACGCAAGGCGTCGGCCAAGTGGTTATTTTTATCTATCGGCGTATTTATTATAGTGCCGTCTTTTAATTGTTGCCAAAAATACGTACGCTGTTCTTGTATTAGGTTCTTACTTTCTTGGCTTACAATTACGTCAAACTCCTTTATAAGGCTTATACCAGCTGTAATAGAACCCGCGCCCTTTATAGCTGGCTTAGCTATACAGTCCATTTGTTTTAGTTCTTCTATACTCTTAGGTTCGGCGCTATCGCAAAACGTAAGCGTATCGTTTAAGCCCTGGGCCTTTAGGTATTCGGCTATATCGCGGTTAGTTAGCCCTGTCTTATATAGAAGTTCGTGTACGTAAAGCTTATCGTTCTTTTTGGCTACTTTGAGTATGGCCGTTGGGTCGTTACTAAAACCAAAGTCTAGGCCCAAGTGATAATCTAAGTCTGGAAAGTCAGCGTATGGTATATACTCCCAGTTATTGAATATCTGGCGGTTACTGAATACAGCGCGCTGGCCCTCGCCAAAGACGCGCCAGTAGTCTGGGTCTTTTGTCTTTAGTAATTCTATTTCGCGTACAAGTTCTGGGCTTAGAAAACTGTTATCGCTGTAAGTAGTTACCCAAGTTTCTATATCGTCGCGCTCGCTGTCTATTAGTTCGCTGTATAACCAGTGTACTGGGTCCGACGGGTTGAAGTCTATTATAATTTCTTGGGTGGTCCGCATATTAAGCTGTCTATAGTCTTCGTAGTGCAACTCGTTCGCCTCGTTTATAAAACATATATCTCGCTTACGGCCCCGTATCTTTTGCGGTTCGTCTACGCTTAAAAACTCTATAGTATGGCCGTTAAACTTAAAAGTGTTTTCGGCCTTGTTATGTACGCCAAGGTAATAAACCCCTAAGCGCTGCATAATTCCCACTAGATCGCGCTGTACTGACCCCTTGAGCGCTGGTAACGTTTTACGTACTATAGATATTACAAGCGGGTCTTTTTCAGTTGTAAGCTTATATACTAAGTACTGGCATATAGCGTAAGTCTTACCAGAACGCGTACCGCCTTGGTGTACCTTTATCCTGGCCTTGCTTTTAAGTGTTTGGTAAAACTGTATATTACAGGCCTCGCTTATTCTTTGCTGGGTACCCATTCAATTACTTTACTTTCTAGTACGCCCTCGTGTGCTATTTCTTGGCGTTCTATATAACCTCGTTTTTTGCCTTTTGTCTTCAAGTAGAATATAGTCGCCGTTACGTTACCTTCTTTTATAAGATCATATAACTTACTTTCGACGGTGTCTATAGCCACGTCTTTAAATTCCTCTACAGCCTTTTTAAATTCTAGGTCCTTGTCTAGCCATTCGTAAAATGTAGTACGGCCTACTCCAGCCATTTTACAAGCTGTAGTAACTACTCCTAAGCTTTTATCTAAAGCCTTTAGCATTTTGTCTTTTTTAGTGTGTGCGGTTTGTTCGCTCATAGTGCAAAGTTAAATAAAAAAAGCCACCTGTAAAGGTGGCCTTAAAATAACCCTTTTTTTAATTTTAAATTTAAATATGAAAGTAGACGGGTTATTGTTCTTTTACGTGGCCCATAGGTAACAAAGTAAAGTTTATATTTTCTAAACTATCTATAATTTCTGTAGCCTCGCTAAAAGTAAGCCATTTAAAAAAAATTTGGTCATCGTGTAATAAAGCGTATTTGTCAGTCATATTAAAGTTTTAGTTCTTCAAATATAACTAAATTGTAATAAATTGCAAATATTCTTTAAATTAATTTTGTTCTATATCTGAAAACCAAAATATGTTAAAGCCAAAAAATAGTAGTAAAAACTGTACTACGTGTTCTTCTTGGTCTTCTACTTCGCTACCTTGTAGTGTGCTATCTATATAGTTTATACCTACAGTAAGGCCGTAGATAGGAAAAAAAGTAATTCCGAAAACTGGCATATTAATCGCTTTTAGTTTCGTAAAGATACAAATAAAGCGCCCATACTTTTAGATCAGCTTGCTTTTTTGTGTACGTTTCTGGGCTTTGTACTATTTGCCCGTTATCGTTTATCTGAACGCTTAAACCTTTTTTTGTTGGGTTTACGTAAACTTTTATACCGTTTTCTATACACCAGCTTATAGCTTCAAAATGTTTTTCAGTCATATTACCAAGGGACGTTAGTGTCTTTTATTACTTCAAATGTTTTATTTTCTTTGCCTATCGGTTTATACACCCCGCCGTTTCTAAAATCGGGGGCTACGTCAAACTGGCCTAGCTGGCCGTTTTCTTTACGCTTTACTTTTTCTACGCATATACTTACTATATCGCTTTTGTACTTTGTTTTTTGGCCTATGTTTCTATAGCATACAAGGCCGTTATAAGCTTTGTTATAGAAGTCGGCCGAGCCGCTAATATCATACAGCCCTGGTTTTTTATATACCCCGTTATCGCTTTCAATTTTACGCGGGTGGGCTACTAGTATTAGGTGGGTATTAGTTTGCTGACAAAACTGGGTTATTTCGCTAAGCTGTTTACCTATGTAGCTAAAATCGCGCTGGGCGCTGTGGTCTAGCATATTCCAGGGGTCAATAAGTAATACGTTTACTCCCTTTTGAAAAACCAGCTGTTTAAAGGCGTCTAGTATTCCTTTTAGCGTTAGGTTTTCTAAGTCAATTTTAACCCAGTAAAAATGTTCTTGTATAAAGTCTTTAGTATGGTTAAGATCGTCTACGCTACAGCTGCGTTCGTTTAGTTTATCAGCTATTCGCTTTATATGGCCTTCGTACGGCCAGCTTTCGGGGCTAAACATAGCGCACCTAAAACCGTATTTAGTAGCAAGGTTTACTAGTATCTGGTCTGTAAAGTCC